CCACTCGCCGTCAGCGGTGTAGCCGGTGGAGCCGTCGCCAGCAACCAGTTTTTGACCGTTGAGGATCATCTGCACGAATACTTTGTTGCCAGCTTGCAAAGAAGAGGGCAGAGAAGTGCTGTTGATCTTGGTGGCAGAAGGAAAGAATTCGACCTCAACGATTTGGTCGGGGGTTCCAACGCGAACAACGCGCAGATCACCGGTTACTGCGTTCTGGAAAAATTCATTGACGCAGTTGTAGCTCAGGAGAGGGATGCGGCTTTCCGGGACTGTTGAAGTTCCGACGCGAATCAGTTCCTTATAGTCATTCAGCGAGGAAATCGCAATCGGAGTGTTGAAGGGGAAGCGAGTTACGGGTACGTCTTCCTCAGTTTCAACCAGCATATATACTGTGCTGAAATCTGCGATACCTCCAAAAGCAACCTTACCAGGCTGCTCGTTAATATATACACCGGGAGCCCCAGGAGTTACACCACTGGTCCCGAGAGAAAAAGTTGCCATGTTTTTATGAGGGGAATCCTTCCGTTCCGTCTCCCTGTGATGGCGAAGGCGATTCCATCGTGGTGCCCGTGGGCCAGGGTTTCGGGTTATTCAACGGTTACTTTTACCCGGTTACTGGATTCCTGTGATTGCTTGTGTGCTGTCAAATGTGATGCCGTTGAGGGACTCCCGATCTACGACTCCCTGCAAAGTGTATCGATAAAGAGCAGAGTTATATTCTTCTGCAGTCGAGTAGGGGAATATTGCGTCACTAAATTGACCTACGGGAAGGCCAGTGATGAAAGACCCTTGAGAGAGAGTTCCGGGGGTGCCCGAAGAATTTCCGATTTGGGAAAGTCGAAGTTGAGAACCCTCGGGGGGCAGTTCCCAAACCGACCACTGTGGGTTCTGTTCTAGAACCTCTCGATAATCCGTAGAGCTAGTGTAGGCCAAATACCCGAGTTTTCTCCAGGTAAATTGCGGTTGGAATGGGAACGATACGGTCATTACACCCTTTTCTGAGATCTAGCGATGAGACGAGCACCGATCGAAGTGCCACGGGTGAGTTCAAAACCGCTTTCTTGTGCAACTTGGGCGGCTGCTTTTTCAAGAGCTACGGGATTTGTAGGGACAAACACGTTTTCTTCAACAGACTTTTTGGAGAGTTTCTCACGAACATCCGTCTGAATGACTTCAGCAGGAGTCGCCTCGGGGGCGGCTACGGGTTCTTCCGAAGGAGTCTCAACTTCGAGATTTACGGGTGCCGAGGGTTCTTCGTTGATGATCCGGCTTTCCTCTGGAGTCACCTTTAGATCAGAGGCCGCAGGTGCGGGTTTTTCAGTGCGAGTGGTGCGACGAGACATGATTAACGTTTGCGAGAGAGTATGTTGCGCCAAGAAATCGGGACGATTTGCTTGAGGGAGATGTCAGGGACGCCCATCCAGGGTCTGGCAGGCATCTTAGAGGTACCAAACTGTTGGTACTTGCCGTAGTCAGTGCTTTTCACAGAAAACACATTTCCCCGGACTGTGATATGAGCAAGATCCTGCATAAGCCCCGTTGCCCTGAGGATCGGTTGGCCTGGATAACGCTGATCTTTCCAATTGGCGTATTTTGGCGTTAGCCGCGCCCAAGGACGTTTGTAAGTAGGATCAACCTGCTGTTTCCAGAACTGGGGGTGATCGTCAAGAAGAACAGGCACCCACTCTTCCTTGGTGGGACGCCACCAGTTAAGGTTCATGGGTGTGAGACCGTTGCCGGTAACTTTGAAACGAATCATCTCTTTTTCCGAGCGTTTTTCTTCATTTCTTTTTCTTGATCTTCCGCATGCTTCTTGACGATTTCAATCATGGTTTGAATCTTACTCATTGGTTGAGTTTCAAGCCAGTCGATTGAGGAATCCCAACGTTGTTTGCAGAGGTGATAAGCAACCTCTAACCAGTTTTCCACGGTGAGGATTGTTTGATCTAACAGGGTTTCACCAACCCACTTCATGCTCTGTCTAAACTGTGTCGATGTCATCGCATCTAACACTTCAGGGTTGAGTAGAAGGCGGGAGACTAACTCGAGCTGACTACGTTCTGACTGTCGCAAAACTTGAGCCAAGTAAAAGTCTTTTGGAGTCACCTCACGAAAGTGAAGTGTAGGACCATTCGGAAAATGAAGAAAATAAGTAAAGTCCTCCTGGTCCTCAACAGTTAGTTTGGGTCTTCTTCGTCCGTGCCGTTGGCTTTAGCTACCAGGTCACTGAGTTTTCGAAAGTCTTTTACGCCGAGGTCAAGAATCTCGTCATAAGTGATTTTCTCATCTCCTACAATGAGTCGTTCGATCACCTTCATCCCTTTTTCCACATCACCGGACTTGGTGTCTTTCTCAAGAAAAATCAAGTCACGGCCAGTCATTTCTCGAATGGTGATTTCGCGACCATCGCTCAGGGTGGTAGTGAATGTCTCTAGTTTTGGCATTGGTTTCTTTTTGGTTGCCGGCGTAGCTTGTACCGAGTCGTCAGAAATTGTTCTCATTGGTTGCGTTAATGCGTTTGTCAATTTTTACCCGCTGTTCGTAGATTCTGTCTTCGAGCGCCATGTCACCGAACCCCGCAGGAAGGGAAAGGTAGATGGTATTGGCTTCTTTCCAACTGAGTTCAGCGTCGTTCATACGCCCCAGATCTAGACGATCATCGACATCATCAAGCCAAAACTCGACACACATCTTGCGAAAGTCTGGATCAATTGGAAGAGGCAACGCCATTATAGTGCTCGAAGCATGTTAATAGTTTGTTGAGGAGAAAAGTAGCGGGAGTTATATGCGCATTCCACCGAGGAAGGGATCACGCGATTCTTTTTGTCATAAGGGATAGTAAGGTAGTAGGTGTCAATCACTCCTTGAAAAAGCATGACACCAACGTTTTCAACACGGGACTTTTTCTGTTTTTTCACTAGATGACTCCTTTTTGAATTGCGTCGTAGCGTTTTTTAAGTTTGTCGATGGCTCCGATTTCCGAGAGTTCCATCATTGAGTATTCAACACCTTGCGGTTCGTTGATGCCCCCGGGATTTGAAAGGGTTACCGTGCTCTCCCTGGGGGATTTGCGAAGCCGATCGTCGATGGCCACGCTTGAGAAGTAGGCGCGGGATAAGGGGAGATCGGGAATCCCTACTGCCGAGTGAAAGAGGGACCAGGTGTACATGTGAGCAATCTGGAAGAGTACTGCAAATTGCTCTGCATATCGTTCGGGAGTCATGAACCAGATCTCGTCGTGGATGCTAAGCACGAAACGAGCAGGGATTTTGTATTCCTCCGTCAACCAATGCACAGCAGTCAACATGATCGAGAGAATCTCAGCACCAGACGACTGAATGGTCCAGTTGACACGGCCCGTCTTGAAGTCATCACCGACAGCGGCGGGTCGCATTGCGGTTGAGATCTTAGTTCCGAGGCACGGGAGCGTTGGCACCCGAGACCTCATTGCGATTTCCTCCATAAAGTTGAAACAACCACTATCAGAACCACCCTCATACAGTCCGTTGCGTTGTTTGCCTTTTTTACCTTCAAGAATGCGGTAGGCAAAGTTTTTGACTTCCGTTGGTGATTTGTCCGGGTATTTCCGACGAATGTAAGTTTGAACCGCACGAACACCGGCGCCGTAAAGCACAGCGAAGCCGGCAATCTTGGCAGTGTCACGGTCTACGCCCGCGAGCTTCGCGAGCGCGGAATGCGGGTCCGTGCCTGCCTCTTTACTCCCCGATAACACATTGTAGCCGAACGGAGAACACCCAACGTGTCCGCCTTCCCATTTATCCGAGTAAATCGCAGCAATCTGCATTTCTTGACCATCAAAGTCAGCGCCGACAATCTTCCAACCGTCGGGAGCTTGGACCCTGGCTTTCAACTCTGTGCCAATGCGCCAGTTCTTGGTGGAACACATGGTAACCATGAGGGATTCCACGGTGCGGCGAGTCACGGTGCCGTGGCACAGGATTTCCGGCAAGGTAACCAAAGCATCAGTACCGTGAGGATTAGCGGCGGGTAGAAAGATTCGGTCCATGACTCGCTTACGTACCGAAGTCCAGTAGGATACCGCATTCGCAATTTCCAGAGCACGCTTTGCTTCCGGAAGATCCGAGTTTAGTCGTCCGACCTTCATGTCATCGACAAAGTCTTTTGAGAGGACACCACCCACGTTATCACCGTTACCTTTAGGGTGAGGGATTTTGGTCAGAACTCCGCCTTCGCCGTGGAAACACCATCCCATATCCTTCGTAAGAATCATCGGTGACCCTTCCCATTGCAACTTGAGAAGTAAGTGAGATAGGTTAGACTTTACTCCGATATGGGTGTCTGGATCTTTAATGAACGGGCGAACCCAGTTCGGAACATGGGCATACTTTCCCTTTTCGGTCTTTACTTCCCAGTCAAGTTGGGATAGCCAAGGGTCTT